TTACGATCCTTAATTATAAACAATCTGTGGAAAACTTCGTCTTTTCAGTATTACAAAACCCACTCAACATTATGTCTAATTCTCCTCATTTTGCACCTACATTTACTCGTGAAGAGTTATCATTACTGAAACTTCTTGTTTTACAAGAATTACAAGAATATGATGACCTTGAAGATACATCTAAAGAGGGTAATATTTACTCTATGTGTAAACAACTTGTTTCTAAGTTATCAACAGTTAAGGAGACAACTTATGGTCGCAAAAGTGTTGATAAAGAATATGAAATTGCAAACATGTTCTATCAAGAAACCTTAGAGAATATGGGTATTGAAAATCCACCTAACCTTTAAAGATTATGACCGCAATGTTACTACTAATGGATGCAAGTGTTCTTTCTACGATTATACTTAGTTTCGTGTTTTTAGGTATCGATATTATCAACAATACACGGTAGTTTTCCACAAGTTTCTATTAATTAGTGGAAAAAGTACAATCATTTTAAATGTATTAAAAAACATATATGTGTTGTTTATTTCGATTACTTAATGAGGATATTAAGGGTCTTCTAAATGTTACTCAGAGTCGTTATCTTTGCGGGCATTCTAACACAAACGCTCGGAAATGTCAAGGAGGTTCGATATAAGTTACGAGACCCTTATAATCGATTCTGAGTGAAGCAAATGTTTGACAGACTTCGTGCATTATGTTATAATAACTCTGTAGAGTTTCAGAAACAATTAGTGTACCACAATTTGAGTCTTATGTAAAGCAATAAGGGACAGTCTATAAAGTGTCACAGCATTTCCCCATTATGTGTTAAAAACGTGTATTATAAGAAAGTAATACAAACCGACCTAAATGAGAAAGATTGAAAGTGACATGAATCGTGCAGTAATTAACCGCACTAATTGGAGCAAATCAAACACAACAGTTTGCTACAATGAATCAACAAATTGTTCCACTATCTCTCTACATGGTCACCAAATTGCGTCTTACGATCATAACACAAATGCAGTCAAATTAGACTCTTGTGGTTATGAAACAGTAACGACAAAAAGTCGTTTAAATGCTTTACTTAGTGAAGTAATGTATGGTGCAAAAGTATTTCAAAAGAACTGGGAATGGTTCGTGTCAATGTATAACCAAACTGAGTCATTTTTCGACGGTATGGTGTTAATTGATCACGATAATCGTCTTGAGGTTTGTTAAGCAAACTGTCGTCCTTATTACCAGTCCTTCGTTATTACTTTTCGTTATGCAATTACCCACTGATTTGAGCAACTTATCCAAATTAGATTTGGAGATCTTGGACACACAAAACAAGATCAAATATGTAAGACTTCCTGTTAGAAACCCTCGCAAGTCTGAACTCTGGTTTACACAAACTAAAGGGGTCAGAACTAACACAAATAGAGGGAAAATTAACACCAAGTCTGCTTCACTTATCTAACACAGATTACACAGGGGTTGTTGACACAATCCCTTTTTTATGTTATACTATAAAGTATAAACAACTGTGTGACCACTATGTAACACTTTGAATTTGATATTATGTGAGGGTTTGAGCAGCAAATGTGCAGTTAATTTGTGTTCTTATGTAAAGCGCGGGATCCGCGATGTCGGCTTAATAATGGATAGAGACCCTAACCTACAACGAACCGAAAACGAGAGCCATATATAAAAAGATTCCAAAATTTTTTCAGGTATAAAAAAGATGACCAAGGTTGATATAGAATGGCAGGATCAGTTTGGTCATTGGAAACATCTTGTGACTAAACATAATGAGAGAGATGCATTTAGGTCAGCACAAGCAAGAGCAAAGTCTACAGGTAAGAGACATAGGTTAATGAGTGAAGGTACTCTTCTTGATATACTGGAGCCATGAGTTTAGACTTTTGGTTTCCTACTGTTATATACAGAGAAGATCTCAATCCACCTGATGATGTAGATAGTGAAATAAAAAAATATTTTACAAATTTATGGGAAAAATTATCCCATATAAAAAATAAACCGGCAAGTGTGACTGGTGATGTAATTAATGAATATAAGTTACATGAGAATCCTACCTTTAGTTGGTTGAATAATGAGATAGGGTATCATTGTCAACAGTATATTAAGTCATTACATGGCGATGTAAGTAAGTATAAGATAAGTGCAAGCAAGAGTTGGCCAGTTATATGTAATAATGGTGGAACTATTAAACGACATAATCATAGAAATAGTTGTTTAAGTGCAGTATACTATGTTCAAGTACCTGATGATACAAGTGGTTATATAAAGTTTCTTGCAAGTCATAGTGAAATGGACTTTTTACCTTGTTCATATACAAGGTGTGAGTTTATTAATTCAACTGAAGCGATATATAAACCTGTGGAAAAAAGATTGATTATATTTCCTTCTTCTCTTTTCCATGAAGTATTACCATATATGGGTAAAGATGGACGATTTAGTATTTCGTATGATATAATGGTTACAGTAAGAGATGATTGTAACGTTGAACATTGTATTACTGACCCAAGTACCTGGCAAGATCTATTATGAACTTTGATTATTTGGATCCTACCAACTACGGCGTTGTACAAACCCGACTTGATGACGACCAACAAGAGTTAGTATGGAATTTACTTAAGAAGTATTCTCCTGAGAGTGCAGAATGGAGTGGTAATACTTTATTACATGTAGATGTAAATGATAAACAGTGGTCTATTACAGACGATGATCATGTATTTGAGAATACTATTCTTCGTCCCGTAGCAGATGCATATTTTAAACGGTACGGTTTACCCAAAATACCTAAAACAACTAAGAATCATGGTATTTGTTTTAATCGGTTTTGGTGTAGAGCAAGTACAAGACATGATTATCAAAGTCTACACGATCATAAAGGTATATTCACGTTTGTTATATGGATGAAAATACCTGTTAATAGTAAACTTGAACGTGCAGACCAAGGTGGGTTCCGTCCTGAAGCAGGTGAAGTTTGTTTGACATATATTGATACTCTTGGTACAATACAGAAGATGAACTTTAGTCTGTGTCCTAAGTGTAATGGACAGATGATTCTATTCCCAAGTGAAATGAATCATGTAGTATGGCCACATCATTCAACTGATGAGTGGCGTATATCTGTTGCAGGTGATATTTCATTCAATAGTGATGAAGTATTCGATAAAATAGATGCAGCACCTGACCCTTCAGTTGAAAGAGAAGTAAACCCTGACTTTAGAATCAATGAGTGAAGACACCTTTGTTATATGCGATACAGATCTACGTATTGATCTTATCGATTTAGTTCAAACCAGAGCATTCTTTCAAAAGATTGACTTGACTGATGAACAAATTGATCTTTTAGCATGGAAATTAAAACATACATTAACGTGGGATTTCCTGTTTGGTCAGGTTGATACAGCAATCTGGAACTTCTGTGATGAATTTAATATAGATACTGATAGTAAGAATGATCCACGACCACATTATGGTGAGATTCAACCAGAGCCAGGACGTGAAGCAGAGTTGAATAGAAGGGAAAAGGAACAAAAAGCACGAGAAAAGTACGTTAAAGACAACTTTGATATGGTTGAATTGGTTGCACCTGCGTGGACTATCACAGTACCCATAAGGAAAAAAGATGCATAGAGAACTAACCTTTCACGTATACACTAAAAACAACGGGAATTCGGTGGTTGCTCATAATTTAAACTTTGAAGAATTGGAAGATTTGGTATATAATGGTACTATTAACTTAGATAAACATGAGGTTGTACCTATTAAGGGGGAATCTTATGAGATTGAAGCGTCTTATTGATGAATCACCCCTTAGATAATCTTGAAAACTTCTTATCTAATTGGATAAATGAGTTAACTTTAACCCATAATGATGGTGTATACAATGGTCCAACGTGTCCGTATGCAAAAAAAGCAAGAACAAAGGTTGTTAAAGTACATAATTATACTAATGTGTATGATTTTTGGTCTGTTGTTAGTGCCGAATGTAATGGTTTTAACAGCTCTCTTGACGTTGTAGCGGTTTCAGCTGCTTCAAATCAAAGAATTATCAATCCACAACAGATGTCGGGCAGTATTGATGCTCTAAACAGTCTGTTAAACACTCAAAATAAGGATTTGTGGTTGTTAAGTTCGATTGATGAGACCTATACTATCTGTATTATACAGAGAATTACCGATTTAGATAACGAAGGTAAGGTACTTGAGGAAAAAGGTTACTATACTAAGCGATATAGTGACTATGTTTTCAATAAAAATGTCTTATTGAGACGAAAATTAAGGGAAAATTTAAAATGAGATGTATTGACCTCCCAAATTACGGTATAGTTGAATATAAATTGGATGAAACTGAAATAAATCAGCTATATTCGCTTGTTAAAAAGTATTCTCCCGATGGATATAAGTGGGAAGCAAATAAAATTATAGAAAAAAGCAGTACGCAACAACAATGGGGAGTATTTGATGACGAAAATCAGTTTCAACAGTCCGTTTTATCGAAAGTTATTCATAATTACTTGGTTAAATATGGATTACCCTTCTGTGTAAACACAACTCATCAACATGAGTTCACTTTTCAGCGTTTTTGGTGCAATGCTTTCACTGAAGGACACTATCAAGCTGCTCATGACCATGATGCAGCGTTTTCTTTTGTCATTTGGTTGAATATTCCGTTCCATACTGATGATGAACGCTGTATTCAAGGGTCAATGCACCCAGAAGCGGGTGATTTTATGCTAATTTACAACGATATCTGTGGAAAACAGCGAAAAAAGAGTTTTCACCTTTGTCCTGAGATGAGTGGAACGATGATTTTGTTCCCAAGTCAACTTCATCATGCAGTTTATCCTCATTTTACAACAAATGAACCCAGAATTTCCGTTGCAGGAGACATTGCTGTTAGTAGTTACGCAGTTGGTGACCCAATTAACCCTTATATGATACAAGATCAGTTCGCAGATAAGGTAGATGCGGAAGAATTGAAGAGAATGAGTAGAATAAACTCTCAAGAATATATTGTAAGAGATCCAAAGTTTAAAGAAATGTCAAAAAAGGACAAAAACACACTTTTCTTTAGTCTTTGAATCATAAAGAACAAAAATACTACATAAACTTAGTTGCAATAGGTATATGAACGTAGAACTTGATTCCAATCAAGTAGAGTTGATTTTTGAAGCTGTTCAGTATAGAATAGAAAATGATAATCATTTGATGTACCATCCCGCTACTCGCACTGATTATGAAGATTTAATGGCTCTTATTGAAGATGAATACTTATAACGTCTATATTGGTGAGAAACTTCTAATAGAAGATTGTCCCGAATCAGACCTCAAACACAAATTAGAGTTTATTCGAGCTTACTTTACACACTATCCTGAAGATGAGTTGCGTGAAGAAGAGATATTAGTCAAGAAAAACGACTCTAAATAAATTAACACTATGGACAATTTGATTTGACCGTGGTATACTAATCATGTAACTTGTACAACGTTATGGCTAAAGGATTTACAGTTAAGGCAAACGCCCCTAAAACAAAGAAAGTAGAGGACGATTTTGATCTTGCAGCGGCAAAGGAAATACTCAAAGGTAAAAGTATAGTCTTTTGTTTGCCGGGTCGAGGAGTCTCATATATTTTCCTCAAAGCATTTGTTCAATTGTGCTTTGACTTGGTTCAAAATGGTTCTTCTATTCAGATTTCGCAGGACTACTCTTCAATGGTTAACTTTGCACGTTGTAAGTGCTTAGGTGCCAATGTATTAAGAGGTCCAGATCAGATTCCTTGGGACGGAAAACTTAAGTACGATTATCAATTGTGGATTGACTCCGACATTGTTTTCGATACTGAGAAGTTCTACCGTCTTGCATGGATGAAAAAGGACATTGCTGCTGGTTGGTATTGCACAGAAGATGGAAAGACCACTTCGGTTGCTCACTGGTTAGAAGAAGATGACTTCGCAAAAAATGGTGGAGTTATGAATCATGAAACAGTCGAGTCTATCTCTCGTCGTCGCAAACCATTCACAGTGGATTACACAGGATTTGGATGGCTTCTGATTAAGAACGGAGTCTTTGAGCATGAAGAGATGAAGTATCCTTGGTTCGCACCTAAAATGCAGGTATTTGAATCAGGTGATGTTCAGGACATGTGTGGAGAAGACGTATCATTCTGTCTTGATGCTAAGGAAGCAGGATTTGAGATTTGGTGCGATCCAAAGATTCGTGTAGGACATGAGAAGACAAGGATAATCTAATGGAACAACTCTACAGGGTTTGTGAACTTGCTACCAATGGTTGGGATATGATCGACAAAAGGGTTGATCATCACCTAACCAAGGAGCAGGCTAATGAAAGGTTGAATTATTATATTGGGGAAGGATATTCCCCTCAGAGGTTAAGAGCCTTTCCAGAGGACTAAAAATCGGCGCCGTGGCGCAAAAAACCGCGAAAAACACTTAAAGGAGATAAATAGATGGCAGTGAGGAAACTTTCTAAGGATGGCTCCAACCATGTTGAAGCTATGCCTAAGAAAACACGACAAGGGCAGGGTAAACATACTAAATACTCTGCTACATCGCGTAATCACGCACGAAAACAATACAGGGGGCAAGGTTAATGGCTGATTCTGATCCAACAAAGGCACCACATAATGTAAATACCGTCGGTGGTGGCAGTGGAAACGTAAAAGGTCAGTATGACGTGTCACAACAAGCACGTAAGAAGAGTGCTGCAAATTCAAATAATACCCAATCACCTTTAGCAGCTGGGTAATGGAATTAAAGAAACCATTAGTGCATATGAGACTGCACCAGTGTCAGTTCTTTTGGTGGGATCCAAGAATAGATCCCAGAGAACCAGAATATTGGGGCCCCGATGGGGGCCTCTTTTTTTATGGCTATAAATAGATATTGATGATTTAACCTTTACTTTATTAAGTAATATGAAAGAAGAAGTTAAAAATATTGATTATAGATCGCCTTTCTTGAAAGGAATGATCGAAGAAGAGCCTAAAAATGACTCTTTATTGCGTGAAGTCGTTGGTGATTTCTTAAATGACACCAAAAGACGTAATAATCTTCGTGAAAGTGAGCTAAATATAGACATAAAGTAGGATAGACAATGGCTCTCATTGATCGATCAAGAAATCAATCCCGAAAATTTAGGGATATTAGCTTGGCTTTCGTAAAACATCCAGTTACTAATGACATCGGAGTCTTTACCGATGAGGATGCCGTTCGTAGGTCTGTAACTAATTTGGTTAGAACCAGATTAGGAGAGAGATTTTATAATGATTTGATTGGAACTCAAGTAGAAGAATCTCTATTTGAGTCACAAAGTCCCGATATGGCGGAAGTCATAGAGGATGATATTCTTCTTTTACTTGAAAACTTTGAATTACGTGTTACTAATGTTCAAGTGATGGTGTCTTACCCTGTAGATACTAATGAATTGGTAGTTCACATTGCATACGATATTACTGGATTATCATTCCCAGTACAAAAGGTAGAGTTCATCCTTCAATCAACAAGAGTATAATGTCTTTTAATCAGTTTACCAATTTAGATTTCGCTGATCTTCGAGCTCAGATTAAAGATTATTTGCGAACAAATAGTAATTTTACAGATTTTGACTTTGAAGGGTCTAACTTTTCTGTTTTAATTGATCTATTAGCCTATAACTCTTACATTACTGCCTACAATACTAACATGGCAGTTAATGAATGCTTCCTTGATAGTGCAACTTTAAGGGAAAATGTTGTTGCTCTTGCAAGAAATATTGGTTATGTACCAAGATCTACCAGATCTTCTAAAGCGGTAGTCAATTTTAGTGTAGATTTAGGTTCAAATGACACCAGAGTTGTTATTTTGAAGGCAGGACAGGTTGCTTTAGGTAATCAAGAGGGTGGACAGTACATTTTCTCCATTCCTGATGACTTTATTGCTACAGTAGACGATAATGCACAAGCACTTTTCAATGATTTATCGGTTTATGAAGGAATTTACTTAACTAAGACCTTTACAATCGATTATTCTCTTCCAAATCAGCGTTTTATTCTTCCAAACCCGAATATTGACACTACTTCTATTCGAGTTACGGTCGAATCGACAACAAAAGAGATATATGCGTTATATGATAACATTTTAAGGGTTGATGCTACCTCCAAATTGTTCCTAATTCAAGAAATTGAAGATGAACAGTATGAAATTCTCTTTGGAGACGGAATTTTAGGTAAAAAACCTCCTGCAGGAGCAACAGTCACTGTAAGTTACATTGTAACTAATGGTCCTCTTGCAAATGGAGCTTCAAATTTCAGTTTTATCGGTATTTTGAAAGATGACACCGATTTAACTATTACTCAAGGTATTTCTCTTTTAACTACAGTTGATTCTGCTGGAAATGGAGATAATGTTGAAGATATTGCTTCAATCAAATATCTGGCACCTCGTATATACGCTGCACAGTACCGTGCAGTAACAGCAAACGACTATAAGGGTATCATTCCATATGTTTATCCTAACGTCGAGTCTGTGACCGCATATGGAGGGGAAGAACTTGATCCTCCTGAGTATGGAAAGGTCTTTATATCGATTAAACCAAGAAATGGTTCATTCTTATCACAAATTACGAAGGATGACATTTCAACTCAGTTAAAACAATATTCTATTGCAGGAATTAAACCAGAAATCATTGACCTCAAGTATCTTTACGTTGAAGTCGATGCTTCGGTCTATTATAACACTAACGCTGTTGCAGATTCTACAGAATTGAGAACTGCGGTTCTTAAAACTTTAACTACGTATTCTCAATCAACAGATATTAACGCTTTTGGTGGTAGATTCAAATATAGTAAAGTTGTAGGATTAATTGATGATTCTGCAAGAGGTGTTACTTCTAACATCACAAGAATTAAGATGAGAAGGGATATAACACCTGAAATTGATACATTTGCAACATACGAACTTTGTTATGGTAATGGATTCTATCAACAGTGTTCTGGATACGGTGTAAGATCCACTGGATTCACCGTAAGTGGTATTACTGGAACTCTTTATCTTGGTGATGTTCCTATTGAAGATTCAACAACTGGAAAAATAGTATTCTTTAAACTCGAAAACAACTTACCTTTAATCGTTAAAAATGATGCTGGAACAATTGATTATACCAAAGGAGAGATTGTTTTGGATGTGGTAAATATAACAGGTACTTCTTTGGCGAATGGAACCATTCAGATCGAAGGAATTCCACAATCGAATGATATTATTGCTCTGAAAGATCTTTATCTTCAGTTGGATGTTCAACATAGTGACGTTACTGCTATACCAGACGTTGTATCTTCTGGTGAAAATACATCTGCTACTGCATACGTTACTACTTCCAGTTACACAAGCGGAACAAAGTATACAAGATAAATGACCGATATCAAAAAGGTAAAAGTATCTCATATTATTGAGTCGCAAATTCCTGAGTTCTTAAATCAGGAATCACCTTTGTTCGAGGAATTTCTCAAACAGTATTACATTTCACAGGAACATCAATCTGGTGTTGTTGACTTAGCTACTAATCTTTCGGATTACAGACAGATTAGTGCATTTAACTATGAAACATTGGTGCCTGGAGCTCTTTTAACCAAAAGGGTTCTTGCTGGTACTTCTACTATTAATGTTTCTTCTACGACTGGATGGCCAGATAGTTATGGTCTATTAAAAATTGATAATGAGATAATAACATATAAATCTAAAAATGCAACTCAATTTCTTGAGTGTGCAAGAGGATTTAGTGGAATTGATCAAATCTCCAAAGAAGATAATGCTGAGTTTTTAAACTTTGAAATTACAACTGCTGATACTCATGATCTTGGGGCCACTGTATTTAATTTAAGTAATCTATTCTTACAGACATTTTTTACAAGATATAAGACAGAATTTCTTCCTGGCTTTGAGAATAGAACTTTTACTACTGGAACATCAATTACTAATGTTCTAACAAGGGCTAAAGACTTTTACATGTCGAAGGGAACTGATGCTTCGTATCAGATTCTTTTCAAACTTCTTTATGGTGAAGAGATAGAACTTCTCAAACCAATTGAACAAACTATAGCTCCATCATCTAACGTATATTTCCAAACCAAACACATACTTGTTGAGAACCTGTTTGGTGGACAACCTTTAGATTCTATTGGTAATTTCTTATACCAAGATGTAGCTGGTATTGGTACAGTAAGTGCTTCGATCTATAACGTAGAATATAGACCAATTGAAAATAAGGATTTCTATGAAATTTCACTTGACTCTACGTCTTTTGATGGTAATTTTCAAATTCCAGGCAAAACGAAAGCTCTTGAGGCCACACCACAAGGATCAAATTCAATTGTTGTAGATTCTACAGTTGGATTTGGCAAAACTGGAAGTCTTTTAATTAAACCAAGTGAAGGTGCAAACTTCCTTGAGTTATCATATACAGATAAGACGGTTAATCAGTTCCTTGGAGTATCTGGAATTACAACAGATATGTCCTTTGCAGCGGATATATTTGAGAATAAGTTAGCATATGCTTATGCAGGATTTGGACAGACATCATTACTTAATTTTAGACTTGTAAACGTTATTGATACTGTTGATACTACCGATACATCAAATATGATGATTGGTGACAGTATGAAACTGCACTCTTTTGGTAATGATCTTTCAGACAGTCCAGAATTTAATAATTGGATCTATAATATTCCATCAACTCATGATATTTTTACCTTTAGTCAGGTTAACGTAAACACATATAGAATTAATTTATTTGATGCTGTTACTTTTTACATTGACGAACAATTAGAGATATCTGATCAGTATGGAAATAGTACTACTGTTACTATTAAAGATATTGAGTATGGTGCAACAAATATTCAGAAGAAGTTTTCAAATACAATTGTAGTACAGGCTGCTACAATACCTCCAAACACTCCAGTAAAGATTCAGAAGAAGGTTATTAAGGCTTCTCATAATTCTAATTATTTTGTTGGTGTTGGTGACTATCCAGTTGGTATTCAAAACAGTTATCTTGATTTTGATGAGAAAAGTTTCTATGTAACCTCTTCAGGTTTACCTAACTATCCAATATTTGCTACTGACAATAAGGTATGGGTAAAATCCGATTCTGTAGAGGTCACTGACGGGACTGGAACTCCTATTTTAGGTGGTGGATACACATATACCATTAAATCTATTGACCCATCCTCTAATGCACTCCTAAGACACAATTATGTAACAGGAGATAAGATATATTGGGACAATACGACCTATAGTGGAATTCAAACTGGTATTTACTTCGTTACCAGTGTAAACCAGACTGAATTTTTACTTTCATATAGTGGATCTGACGTATTTGCTAAGAAGTATGTTGCTGTAAAGACTAATACTACAGGACAGTACATATACAAGTCTGGTTGGGAGAATAAAACACTTAAAAATCAGAAGATTTTACGTAAGTTTCATGCGGTAAGAGAAAAGAATTATTTTGATGATCCAAATAAGAGAAATATTGATAATAGAGCGATAGGACTCATGGCTAATGGTGTGGAATTATTCCCACCAACAGTTCTTGATGAACAGATCTTCTTTGGTGATATTGAGAATATTGAAGTAACTAATTCTGGTAAAGATTATGATGTTATTACTGGACCACCTCTAATAATAAATGATTCTACTGGATCTGGTGCGGTTGCTCATGCAAATGTTACTGGTTCCTTTAAAGAAGTAAAATTAGTAACGCCAGGTATTGGATATCAGGAAAAACCAAAGATATCAGTAACGGGAGGTAATGGTACTGGTGCTGTATTGGAATCTAACTTTGTTAGAGGAAGAATAATTGCTAATTTTAAGGCAGATGGTACTTCAGTTAACGTTTCTTCTGATACTATTGATTTTGAAGATAGACATAACTTTGAATTGGGTGAAGGAGTAACTTATGACTCAAGAACTAACCCTAATGTTGGTAATATTGTAAGTGGGTCAACATATTACATTAATCCAGTAAGTGACAAAATTGTTAAATTGCATTTGACTCCAGAAGATGCAATTGCTGGAATTAACACTGTTAATATTGGATCTGTTAGTTATGGTTTCCATAGATTAACTACTGTTGCTTCTAAAAACACAATAACCAAGGTTTATGTAAAAGAGCCTGGATCTGGATATTCAAACAAGAAAATTATTGTTCCTGGCAGACCAGTTAATGGTGATACTCAGTCTGGTATTAGTACATCAGACAATTATATCTTTGCACCTAATCATAATTTTGAAAGTGGTGAAATTGTACAGTATCGTACTACTGGAACTGTAATTAATGGATTATCTACTACTACAGAGTATAAGATTGGTAAGATAGACAGTAATAAGTTTAGATTATATGATATTGGAATAGGAACTCAAAAAACTCCTCAAAATTACGATAAAAAGAGATCTCAAACTCTTCGTGGAGTAGGAACTGGTAAACACACCATACAATACCCTCCTATTGTTGTTTCTGTTGAGGCTCTTTCTGGTATTGGTGCTACAACAATTATTAAACCAGTTTTAAGTCCAAGAGTACTTGGAAGCATAGAAAGTGTCTATTTGGAAGACGGTGGTATTGGATATGGATGTACAAATATTCTTGATTTCCATAGAAGACCAGATGTTGGTATTTCTACAGTTGTTTTTCAATCATTATTGAAACCAATCATTATTGATGGTTCTATTGTTGATGTTCAGATACTTGCAGCTGGTAGTGGATATAGAGAAGACTCAGATATCATAGTTTATAGTCCAAAAGGTAGTTTTGCTGATATTCAACCTATTATTGCTAATAATAAAATTACTGGTGTAAAAATACTTGATGGTGGTATAGGGTATGGATCAAGTGATACAACTTTAACCTTACTGAATAGAGGTACTTCTGCAAAGTTCATTGCTGACGTTCGTGAATGGAAAATTAATCAAGTTGACAAGAATGAAGATATTATTAGTAGAGAAGACTCTATTTTAATCAAACCAAGTAATAACCCAGAGTTCCAGTTACAAACTATATCAATGTATCCTCCACAGAAGTTGAGATATCAACTTGGAGATAATCTTGACCCTGGCAATCTGGAATTATCAGCAAATGCTGTCCACTCTCCTATATTGGGATTTGCTTATGATGGAAACCCCATATATGGCCCTTATGGTTATCAATCACCCACTGGAGGTAGTGTTGTAAGACTTAAGGCTGGATATATCCTCGATAATACGTCTAAGGTCGGTCTGAGACCGCCTGGGTACTCTCTGGGATCGTTTATCAACGATTATATATTTGATAACTCTGGTGATTTGGATGAATATGGTGGAAGGTACTGTATTACTCCTCAATATCCAGATGGAACGTATGCATATTTCTATAGTATCGATGTTGACTCAAGTGGAGTCGCTGAACCGAAGTATCCATACATTATGGGTCCACAGTTTAAGGATCTTCCAATTGAAGAGAACTTTGTTACCTTCTTCAATCAAGATTCCGATCTTATTGCTAAACAGTTCACAAGAAACATTGGTCCATACTATTTGTCATACGGAAACTCCGATTATGACCTAATTGATAAAGTTGACGATAATTTTAAACAATCATTTGATGTTACTAAGACTAAAACATCTGGTATTTCTTCTGTAACTATTTTTGCAAGAGGAACTGGATATAGAGTTAATGATAGTCTAAAATTAGACAATAGTGGTACTGATGGTACTGGTACTAACATTGTTGTTCAAGAAGTTCTTGGAGAAGAGGTTAATACTCTACAAATTGGTGTAAGTACTTTCGTTAACAACGATTTGATGTTGGAAAACAACAGAATTGTTGCTATAACGACTGTTCCTCATGAAATCGCTAATGGAGAGATAATATATCTTTCAGGAATCTCTACATCACAATTTACTCCATTTAATGGAGCACAAAAGGTTGAAGTTGTAACAAGAGCTGTAGGTTTAGCAACTGATATCGCTAATGTATCAACTACTGGTATAACGACTTATATTGACGTAACTGATACAAGAGGAATCGGTGTAAATGACATTATTGGTATCGGAACCGAAACCATGACTGTTATTGCTGTAGATGAGAAGTTTTCGAGATTAAGAGTCAATAGACAGTATTATGTTGGTATTGCAATAACTCATCCAGCTGGAACTGATAATGTTGTTCTAAAACCAACCAAATTCTCATTTGATTTGGGTAATCAAAATGTTAGTTACCTTTCTTTCCAAAATGATACCGAATATTTCAATCCTACGGAAACAGTTGGTGTTGGATCAACAGGAACTCATTATAGGATAGTTTCTACTGGTCTTGCTACTGCATTAACTGAAACTATTGAAAATAGGTTTGTTCCTGAGAGATCTTTGTGGTTACCTGGCCATAACTACTTTACTGGTCAAAAATTGATTTATAGTGTAGGTGTTGGTGGATCTTCTCTTGTTTGGAGTCCTACAGGAGCTGGTTCTACTTCAGGTATTGGTACTGAATGGTTGGGAGATGAGAGAGAAGTATATGCTGTAAACTTAGGTAAAGATCGTCTTGGATTGTCTACTGTTGGATTCCCATCCGCTTCTGATGCTGTATGGTTCTATAGCCTATCATCTGTTGTTGGAATTGCACATTCATTAAGAACTACTTTTCCAAGAGTTAATGCAACTGCAGAAAGGTTCTTTGGTAAGGTAGTTACTAAAACTAATCACAAACTACTAAGTGGTGATGTTATTACACTGGATGCCATACCCACAGAATCCGAAGAAGTTGCTTTAAGATATGATCCAGTATTAGCAAAGATTACTACTGCAAAAGTTTCCTTTACTAATGCTGAATTTACTACAGATTTGACTGCCATTGCGATTAACAATGATAGTTTCCAAAATGGTGATAAAGTTGTTTATTATTCCAATGGAAATACCATTGCTGGATTAGTAGATAATGAGACATATTTCATATTGAGAGAAGATCCAATTAACATCAAACTTTGTAAGCATAAGTCTGATGTTGCAGATGCTAAAATTGTTAATATTACATCTGTTGCTTCTGGTACATATTACCTTGCAAGGATTAACCCTGCATTGAACTTTACTACGGGTAATACTATTGAATTTGATGTATCTGATCCAACAGTTGCTGATATGCGATTGGATTTCTTTGAAGATATTGATTTTGTTTCAAGATTGGATGTAAATGGTGATTCTGATTACGGATTTAATATTACAAGAAGTGGTATTCCTGGCACTGCTGCTGCAAAAGTCACTATTAGGTCAACTACAAGTTATCCAAGAAAGAGTTACTATAACTTTACTCCAGTTGTTCCTTCCGATGCCAGAAAGTTATATGGAATTTCCGATAAGGAAGTTATTGGTAGAAATAACATCACATTTAATGAGATAGTTATTAAAACACAACATAAGATTCTTAGGTCAGATGATAAGACATTTACCTTTAATCTAAAGGATAGACCTACAGCACCACAAATGCTTGTTTCAAGAACAGGTGTAAGTACGATAACTTACAGAACTGATTCTCTAACAGCTACTGGTCCTATAGCTTCTACGAAGATTAACTTCCCTGGCAAAGGATATCGTATTTTACCAAAAGTAGTTGGATTTGCAAGTAGTGAAGGTAAAGATGGTGTAGTTAAAGTATATTCTACAGATATTGGTGAAGTTGATAATTTAGATAGAGTTAAAGATGGATTTGATTATCCAACTGATCCTACTCTATTACCTTTCTTAAGTGTTCCTGCTATTGTTGATGTTAACGGAATTGCAAGAATTGATACTGTTGATGTACTTTCTGGTGGTAGAAATTATACACAACCACCAACTCTTACTGTTCGTGGTAATAGCAATGTTAAGATAGCTGCTCATGTTGCTGGTGGTGCAGTTGATAGTGTAGAAGTTGTTCAAAATGCTTTTGAATTTAACGAACCACTAAGCATCATTACTACAAAGAACTCTAATGGATACGATATAGATGCTATAACACATTCTGGTACTGATGTTACTATAGAATTACTTCTTGATCCACAGTTTAACAAACCAATTACTTCTGGGTTTGCTTCAACTGATGTTACCTTCCCATTTAAGATTGGTGATATGGTATTTGTTGAAGGATGTAGAATTAAACCAGATTCACAATCTGCTGGAGAATTTAACTTCAACTCTGAAGTTTATGATTATAATTTCTTCCCTGTAACGGGTATTAACAGTACAAATTATACTGTTACTTACAGTATGGCCGATGTTGCTGGAATTTCTACTGTAACTCTTGGTTCTTATGATGATGACTTTACTTTAGGTTATATCGTTAATTACAAAGATATGGCCAAGTTTGATATGAAACTTATCGACGATGGTAAGTATGTTTCTGGTGAAAGGGTCACATCCACTAAGTTTGAAGGTTATGTAACAGAAAATGGTTATGATCCTCGATTGAATCAACTTAGATTGAGAGATACTTCTGGTATATTGAGAGCTGGAGATACATTAGTTGGAGAGGTTTCTGAATTAGAAGGAAATGTTAGAGATGTAAACAGATTTACAGTTAAAACAAAACTTGGAGTTACCAGAAATAAGGTCTCTAAGAATGACATGAATTATGGTATTCTTAATGATTTCAGTCAAAGAATATCTGATAATTTCTACTATCAAAAATTCTCTTATTCTATTAAGAGTAATCTTCCATATGACAAGTGGAAAGAGTCTGTAAGATCTATTCTCCATCCATCAGGATTCCTTGAGTTCTCAGATCTTAAGATTGAAAGTAATTCCAAGAAAGATGCTGATACACTTAACTTAGTTAGTGTTGGAATTGCTAAGTCTAATAATATGAAAGTTAGACCAGTTGACACTAAAGTTGACTTACTTATCAACATTGATAATGATATCTTCATGGGTAACAAACAGAATTTCTGTATGGTTACTGAAGATGATCAACATCCTGACGGATCTGTTCAACGTATCTTCTTCCCAGAAGGAAGACCAATTAAGAGTTATATTCTCAACAAGACTAATAAGGTTCTTAAAATAGATGATATCTCTGGTTCTTTTGATGGAAAACATGACAGAACTGGTACTTTAGTTGGTAATACTAAATTCCCATTAACTTCCGACACCAAACCAGTATTTAAAAAGACATTTGATTCGTCTGATTCGAGTATTGTTAATATATCAAATAACAGTATTAAAATTATTGGTCATAACTTCCAATCTGGACAAGAATTAATTTATGATAAACAAGGTGGTGATGGTGTTGGTATTGCTACGACTTCACATATAGCTGGAACAAAAGACATTGTTATGTCTGTTGCTCACTCTGGTTATGGTGGTAGTGCAATGTATGAGAATGGTTATAATAACCAGATACCTGGCCCAGTTACAGGTGTAAGTACAACTGCTAACCCAATTGTAGTCTATAAGATATTTGGATTTGGTAGTCCAGATGGTGGTTTGCCTGGAATTTCAACAAGAGGTACTAATGCAAGGTTCCAAGTCAAGATTGATTATAATCAGTCCACAGGACAACCAATTTCTACTGCTGTTACTCTGATATCAGGTGGTGGTGGATACTTTGTTGGTGATAATGTAAGTATTGCTGGAACATATCTTGGTGGTGCAACTTCTGCTAACAATTTAACTTTCCCAGTAACAGCTGTTACAGGTACAAGAGTTGGTATATTAACAACATATTCTAATGTTCCATCTACAAATGATGGTGCTGGAACTGGTGCAAGATTTGATGTTTGGAGAGATACTAATTTAGACATCTCTCGAATCGATGTTGTTGCTGGTGGATCTGGATATGCTACTACAAATACAATTTCTATTGCTGGAACTTATATTGGTGGTGCTACTCCAGCAGATAACATTTCTGTAACACCTATAGAACTTGGTGGAACATCTATTCCAGAAAGAGTCTTTATACAGAAGATTGATGACACCACATTTAGGTTGTCTGGTTTATCTACTGCATTGCCTCTTGATTTCACTGGATTGGGAACAGGAACTCATGTTCTTAAGTATGCAGAACCAAATTTGAATGCTTTGATCATGATAGATAACATTATTCAGACTCCTATTAAGAATAAGAAGTTATCAGTTGGAATTGGATCACAAATCTCTAAAGGAGATCAAGGAATTATTATATCATCTGGAATTGGATCATTATCTCAAGGAGATATCATCAAGATTGATGAAGAACTCCTTAAGGTCAAATCCATTGGTGACACTACATTTGTTAAAACAAGGTATGCAAATGCCGAAAATACAGTCGATAATAATTTCTATTATGACACGAAGAGAATGAACTCCTCAGTTGTTCGTATGGGATCAACATTAGCGACTCACGATGATAACCCTCCATATTAACTATAAATAAAGAAAAACCAGTAGATAGTAATGGCACGACAAGGTATAAACACTGGATCTGCTCCGAATGACGGCACGGGGGATACCCTACTTGCTGGAACCCTTAAAATTAATTCTAATTTTGAGGACGTTTACACCATCTTTGGAGATGGGACTAATTTGATCAGTTTTGTATCTTATGCCAGTACTGCAGGATATTCAACTAATTGTGGAATTGCAACTACGGCAACTTCTGCTACTGATGCATATGGATTAGCAGGAAATCCCAATATCAACACATCTGGTGTTGTAACTTCAAGTTATGCTGATATTGGTAAGATAACAATTCAACAGCCTGGGGCAATTACGGATGGACCTATTGAGGTTGGTTATGCAACCACCATGTTTAGGATCAAATCTGATGGTATGGTTGGCATTGGAACTTCTCTTCCAACATCACAGTTACAGGTTGCAACATTTTCTAATGAGAGACCAGCAATATGGGGACTTGCTAAAGGCAATGCACATGGATTAAGAATATCATCTAATGAATTAGTAACTCCAGCAGAATCTTTTGTTGTTACTAATAAGGCATTTTGTGGTATAGGATCAACCGCTCCTTCTTCTCGACTTGATGTTGCAGGAGACGTGAAAGTCATTGGTATCACTACGTTGTCGGGGACTACACATCTGAATGGTGATATTACTGAAAAAGTTTTTGGTAATTGGAATACTACGTTAACTGCAATAGGTGGAACCCTTACTGTAGATGTATCTCAAGGTTCTGTACATTTGGGTGGATTAACTACCTCAGTAACCAGTTGGGATTTCACTAATGTAACTGCATTAAATAGTAAGGCTACTACGGTTACGTTGGTAAACAATGCCGGTGCTGGATCTACTTATGGGGATGCAGTTAAGGTTAATGGCATTGATATTGCTGGTGGAATTAGATGGGTTGGTGGTAATCCGCCTCCTTCCACAAGTAATGAAGATATTTTGACGTTTAGTATCATACGAGATGGTACTGGATCAACGAGAGTATATTGCAGTAGTTCTCTTAATATTCTTTGATAGGACGTAATAAATGCCAAGAACTACGCCTGGATCTGGAGCTCTTCTAAGACCTTACTTTAATTCTGACTATGGAGTTGAAAGAATAGAGGTATTGGAAGGTGGTGCCGGTTACGCTGTAACGGATCCTCCAAAGATAGAAATTGATGGAACAATAACTCCTACAACAGAGGGAGTTTTCTTTCCAGTTATTACTGGTGTAGGAACAATTAGTGAAATTGTTATATTCAAAGAAGGTTTTGGATATTATCCAGTTTTTAGTACCACGACTTCATCTGATGTTGTTGTTGAACGTGGTGCATTTGGTTCAATTGCAACCAGCCATACAGTAAGCGTTGCAAACTCTGTATTTACTGGTGATTATAATATTAAAGATGATACGATATATTTTACAGACGCTCCTTTTGGAAAATTAGGACCAGTTGGACTGGAAACTGGATCAACTTTCTCTGGTAGATTATTTTCGAGAAAATTAGATCCATTCGAGCCTCAAGATAAGAATTTAGTACTTGATGATATTGCTCTTGAGTTTACTGGTCTTGCTGGAACTCAATTTACTTTAAGTGAAAATTTAGGTATAGTAACTGCACTTTATAATGATATTAATAGTGGTGTAGATCTTAATAATAACCCATTTGTACTCATTAATAATATTGTACAAACTCCTGGCGCAGACTTTGAAGTTGTAGATAGTTCAAACAATAAACTTAATTTCTTAAGTGGTGTACCAAGAGCTGGTAGAATAGTTAAAGTTGGATTACAAACTGGTTCTGGATATTATGCTCCAATAAAGGCTGCTGGTGTGCTTGGTATAGGTTCTACTGGAGCTGTAGAACATGTACAATTAACTGGAAAGGGTGCAGGATATAGAACATCACCAGAAACAACTATTAGAGCTGGTCAGGGAAGTGGTGCTGTAATAACAGCAAACTTAGGTACTAATGCAGGTACAACGGTAGCCATAACTACCGCAGATTATAATCATATTGCTGGTATCTGTACATTTACAACTGGATCTGCTCATAATTTGGAAGTAGATGACAGAGTAAGGATTACTGGTGCTGGATTTACCTTTACTCCTTTATCTGCAGTAAGAAATATTTCGTATTTTGGATATGATTATATTACTGGTATTGCAAGTATAAGAGCAACTGCTGGACATTATCTTGGTACTTCAACTAACCAATCAAAGAGTATTTTAATAACACAAGTTCAGGTAACTGATGGTATTAGTACTTTCACCTTTAGGGAAGATGGATATCCTATTGTCAATAATGATAATGCAAATGAAGTAAGAGTATTTGCAGGAATAGGAACTCAACCTTTAACTTATGTTAGTGGTGGACTTGTTAGGGCTGGTATCGATACTGGTATTATGGAGGGTCGAAACATAGTTGGTTTCGATGTTCTTAAAACAACTGCTAATACATTCTCTTGTTTTGTTGGTATTACTACTTTCCAACATAATTATGTTACTGGTGGTGTAGTAGAGAAGGCCGAAGCTGGAATTGTAACCTCCCTAACCATTACTAATGGTGGAACAGGATATTATATTCCAAGAACAGTCTCATATATTAATCAGACTCCATCTGATGGAATAACAACTGTTACTGCTCATGGTAGTCAAGTTGGAAGTGCAGTAAACATTTCATCTTTAACATATGATTCTGTAAGTGGTGTTGCTACAATTACTCCTTTCAGTGCTCATGGATTAACTGCAACCAGTGTAGTTAAATTGACTGGTATCGCATTTAGTACTGGTGTTGGTGATATTACATTCCCATCAGATGTTCAAAGATTTTATTCTGTAACTGGTTTTGCAGGGACAGCATTTACCGTTAATATCGGTGCTGCAATGACCACTACAGGAATTCATACTGCTCAGGCAGGTATTGGATCCTTTATTCATTTTGAAGGTCATGGATTAAAGACTGATGACTTTGTTCAAGTAACTGGAACTGCTGTTACTTTCGCAAGTAGTCCTGCAGTACCTGTATCCAGAGTAATCTATGATAATACCTCTGGTATTGCGACTGTTCTTACTAATAAGAATCATAATCTAACAGAAGATGATTGTGTGATTCTTTCTGGAATTGCCTTTACTTGTGATTATGAACCTCGTATTGGTGTAAGTAGTGCAGAATACAGTAACACCACTGGTGTTATGACAGTAACTACTGCTGCAAATCATGGTTATAAGGTAGGTAAAGATATCGTTCTTGCAGGTCTTGGATTTACTTGTCAGTTAGACAATGGTGCTAAGACTCACTACTATCCAAGAAGAAGATCAACCACATATGATACTTCAGTTCCAATTCTTAGTATTGGTTCTAATACCATTACTGCCGATGTTGGTTATGCTGCTCCACAAGATCAATTCTCTCATACATTTAAGAGTGCTCTTGCTGGTGGTGTAGTTTATGGTGGTGAATATACACATAGGTTTGTAAATGCAACCGATGGTGCATTATTGACTGGTGGTGATTTTGCTCACAAGTTTATTACTGCATCTGCAGGTGCTTTGTTTAATGGTGGTGGATATGCACATACACATACAAGTTCTCAGACTGATGTAATAAGGGTTGGTGGTAATTATAACCACACATTTGTTAGCGCAAATGCAGATTGTATAGAAATTGTTGGAGGAGGAACAACTACACCAACAACTGCTGATTACAATGCATCTACTGGTGATTTAACTTTAACTGTTCCTAATCATGGACTATCTGGTCCCTCTGCACATACAGTAACAACTTCAAGATATAACGCTATTGTTGGTATAGTTACTTTGACTATTCCAAGTCACGGTTTTGCTAATGGCGATAAGATTAAAGTATTAGACAATTCCATCGGATTTAAATGTTCAATGGATGGATATGGTTCTACTCATACTTATCCAAGATCAACTGATCCAATTAGTAATGAGTGGATGGAGATATCCAATAAAACTACTGACACTTTTGAAATATTTGTAGGAACATCACCACTCGTTAATTATACTGTTACTGACGCGAATTATACACCTTCCGTTGGTATCATGACAATGACCATTGGAACTCATGATTTAAAAGCAGGAACAAGTATTAAGATTGCTAATAGTTCATTGAACTTCAAGTGTTCAATGGATGGTAAAACTGCAATTAAGACATATCCAAGATCAACAGATCCAGTATATGATACTGCTGTTTCAATTGTTAGTGTAGATACAACAACTATTACAGTAAACGTCGGTATAACAACTATTGTTACACAGACTCCAGTATTTGCTCATTATACTCCTTCTGTTGGTGTTCTAACTTGTGTTTTGAATACTGTTAATCATGGTATTAGAGTTGGTGACAGTGTTAAATTTAAGGAACTATCTTTAGGATTTACTTGTCTCAAAGATTCTAATAGTACTAATCATTTCTATCCAAGGCCTGGAGATCCATTCCATGATACTGCTGTTGCTGTAACTGGTGTTGCAGGTACTATGTTTACTTGTAATGTTGGTTTAACTACAGCTGGTGATTTTGTACATAGTTTTATTCCTAATCAAGGTATTACTGTTGATTCAGTATATGTTGGTGGTGATTATGAACACGAATTTGTTGGTGTATCAACAGATGCTGTAGTTAGTGGTGGTGTTTATGATCATACCTTTGATAGTGCAACTACGGGCGGTGTTTTAAGAGAAGTTCAGAAAGTAAAAATTGCAAAAGGATCTGTATCATTTAAATGTGCTAAGGACAATTATGCAACTGTCCATGCATATCCAAGACCTTCTGATCCTGTCTTTAACACGAATATTGGTATAACAACTCAAACAACAAATACTTTTACTGTAAGAGTTGGTGTATCGACAATTCAGAATAGAAGTATCACAACCTGTGGATATGATCCTCTAACAGGTGAATTAGTACTTAACGTTGGTGCAGGTCATTCATACACCTCACAGACCTCACACACGATTACAGGTGCTGTTTTCACACCTTCTACTGGTGTATTGGAACCAACTATTGCAGGTCATGGTTTTGTTAGTGGTGATTATGTTAAATTTGAAGATGGTGCAGTAACTCTTAGTTGTGCTAAAGACAACTATGCTACCAACCATGCATATCCAAGACCTTCTGATCCTTATAGTAATAGATGGTTAGCAATTTATAATGTAGGAATTAACACTTTCTCTGTTTTCGTTGGTGTTTCTACAGACACTTCTACTCATCAGTTTGTATCTGGTGCTGCTAATGCTCTTAAGAAAGCTACTGATACAGTTGGAATTAATACAGGTTCCATATCCTTTACATGTGCCAGAGACGCACATGCAAGTGAACACGCATATCCAAGACCTTCTGATCCTTATGGTGGAAATGCAAGTATAGGTATTGCCGCAACTACTGCTAATTCAATTACTCTTAACGTTGGTATATCGACTATGGAAAGTCGTAATATATCAACTGCGACATATACTCCAAGTACTGGTGAATTAGTACTTACTGCACCAAGAATTAGTGATAATTTACAGGCTGCAAGTCTTCATACTATTTCCAGTGCAAATTATAATGGAATAGTTGGTATCATGACTTGTACTCTAAACAATCATGGATTTGTTAATGGTGATAGAGTTAAGTTTGATAAGAATTCTATTGAATTTAGATGCAGTATGGACGGTAAAAAGTCTGTACATAAGTATCCAAGACAATCCGATCCAACCATGTCAAAATGGTTGCCTATCTTTGGAGTAACTGACAATACATTTAACGTTAATGTTGGTGTATCTACGATAGTAACTTACAGTCCTACAGCTGGATCATATGATCCAAATACTGGATTGATGACAGTTACTATTGGAAGTCATACTATCAAGAAAGGACAGGGTGTTAAACTTAAGACAAGGGCATTTAAATTTACTTGTGGTAAGGATAATCACGCTACAAATCATTTCTATCCAAGAGCAACTGCTATTGGTGGACCAGATCCTGCATATAATACCTCTGTTAAAGTTATTGCAACTGGTTCTACAACGATCACTCTTGATGTTGGAAAATCATCCAATAAATCTGAACATATATTCATATCTTCAAGTGCAGATTCTGTAATAAGTGGAGGTGCTTATAATCACGAATTTTTCGCTTCTGCAACAAATGGTTTATCGAAGGCAAATGGAACAGTTGGTATAACAACCAATGGACTAACATTTACATGTTCTCAGGACGATCATTCTACAAATCATACGTATCCTCGTACTTCAGATCCTGTTCATAATGTAGAACTTGGAATTAAGACAACTACAACTAATTCAGTAACTATACAAGTTGGTGTAACAACTCAGGTTCCAATTAATGTTACTAATGCAACTTATACTCCAACAACAGGTATTGTTGAGTTAACAACGGATACTGCACACGGACTTTCTAATGGACTTAGTGTTGGTATAGGAACCAGTTCATTGAATTACACATGTGCCATGGACAATCATGGTTCAGAACATCAATATCCAAGGCCAGGATATGCACATACTTTTGTCAGTGCAACTTCTGGTGCTATAATTGATGGTGGAGATTATGATCATACTTTTGTCAGTGCTGCAGCTGCTTTAAATGCATATACTGGTGGAGATTATGCACATAACTTCATTAGTGCAACTACAGATTGTGTTGCTTCTGGATCTTGGACTGGAACGAGAAAAACTCCTACTTATGCAACTTATACCGCCTCTACAGGTTTATTAGTATTAACGTTTGGTTCTGCACATGGATTAATTGCTGGTACTAATACAATTGGTATTGCAACTGGTGGAATAACATTTACTTGTGCAAGAGATAACCACTTAACAGAACATGCATATCCACGTACTACAGACCCAATAAACAGTCTGACAAACGTTGCAATTGCAGCTACAACACCAACTACGTTGACAGTTAATGTTGGAATATCAACGATAGTAAATCTTGGTGTTACAACTGCAACTTATACTGCATCAACAGGTCTCTTTGAGATGACTGTTCCTGCAGGTCATGGACTGTTATCACAACAACAAGCAACTGCTACTGGTGCAGTATACAATCCAGTTGCTGGTATCATGACAGTTACTTCTGCTGCTCATGGATTCGTTGATGGTGATAGGGTTAAGATTGATGAGGGTGGTATAACCTTCAAGTGTGCGATGGATAATAATTCTACTAACCATGCATATCCACGTAGAACTGACCCTACATTCAATAAGTGGTTACCTATTACCAATGCAACCACAAATACATTCGCAATTGAAGTAGGTAAGTCACCAACAGTAAGTTTTACACCTACAAATGCTTTATATACACCTCAAACTGGTATTATGACGGTCACTGTTGGACCTCATAGTTTGAGACCAGGCACAAGTGTTAAACTGTTACAACAAGGATTCGTATTTAAGTGTGCTCAGGATAATTATCAGACATTACACCAATATCCTCGTGCTAATGGACAAGGTGGTGCAACTGGAGATGATCCAGCATTAAATGCAGCTCTTGCTATTAATTCTGTTACTGCAGAGACAATTACAATTAATGTTGGAGTTTCTACCAATCTTACCACACATCTCTTTGATAGTGCTGCTAATGATGCAGTTACTACTGGTGGAAACTATACTCATACATTTGTATCTGCAACTTCAAATGGAATTAAGAAGGCAGTAGACACAATTGGAATTGCAACCAATTCTATTACAATGACATGTGCAAGAGATGCTCATGCTACTCAACACACATATCCTCGTCCTGCTGATCCTATTCATAATGTAGAGGTTGGAATTGCAGCAACTACTGCAACAACAATAACGGTTAATTGTGGTATTTCTACTATTTCCTACATAACACCTACCGATGCACTTTATAACGGTTCAAATGGTGATCTTGAGTTAACAATTCCTGGCCATGACTACGTAGTTGGAGATAATGCTAATATTGGAATTGCTACCAATTCTATGACATTTACATGTGCAATTGATGCTCATGGTTCACAACATACTTATCCACGTACAACAGATCCATACCATAAGAAGATTGTATCTGTTGCTTCAACATCTCCAGATAAGATTACAGTTAATGTTGGTGAATCTGGTCTTGATGATCCAGCACATAATAAGAAACTTACAGTTGCATCTGCAAGTGCAAATACACTTCAAGTTAATGTAGGAACTACAACTGCAGTTGGTTATAATATATCTACTGCAAACTACAGTGAGTCACTTGGTATTATGACTATGACAGTTGGAGCAGGACATAGTTTCGTTCCTGGCACTAACTTCAAGTATCTACAAGGTGCAATAACCTTTACTTGTGATAAAGATGGTCATACTCAAGAACATGCCTATCCTAAGAAAGGTGATCCATATTTCTTTGGATCTAAGGTTAATAGAGTTATTAGTAATACTCAAATAGAGACTCAAGTTGGTGTATCTACTGTAGTAACACACTTTGTTGGTGGTGGTACAATTCAAGGTGCAATTATTGCTCCAAGAGAGTTTAATAACTCTGTAAGTGGATCTGATTATGCATCTGGTGGTACATTTGTAGATAAGATTATTTCTGATAAGGAATTTACCTGTAATGTTGGTATTTCAACTTGTGTACACCATTACAATAGAGGTGGAGATCTATTTGAAGGTAAGAGAATTACTTCTTCTACTGGAATAGGATATGGTGGAGTAGATGTTCTTGAGTCAATTGATAATGCTAACTTTAGAACAAATCTTGGACTTACAACAGAATTTGCTAACTTCAAGAGAGGTGGTCGCATTGATAAACCAATATTCCTTGATATTCACGAACCTGATCCATATTTCAATTTACCTTTAGAATATACTCCTGGCTCAACTGGAATTGGAACAAATTCTGTTGTAAGTCTAAGAGTTAATGTAGATGGTAATATTGGTGAGTTTGACCTTATTGAAGAAGGTGTTGCTTACAAGGTTGATGATGTATTGACAGTTGCTGGATTATCTACTGACGTAAGAGTCGGTGTTCTTACAGAATTCCAGTTAAAAGTTGTAGAACTTGAGAATGATGACTTCTCTGCTTTCTACATGGGTCAATTCATTCTATTTGATAATATTTCAACATTCTTTAATGGATCACGTAAGAAGTTTACTTTATCTGTAACTACTGGTGGTACAACAGAGATATTGAGTCTTAAGACACCTCCAGGCAGTGATATGGATATTACAAATAATATCTTTATCTACATTAATGATATTCTACAAACTCCAGGCGAATCTTACATATTCAAAGGTAGTAGAGTTATATTCTCTGAAGCACCTAAACAGAATTCTAAGTGTTCTATATTCTACTTCAGAGGATCTAAGAGAGACGTTGAAACAATCGAACCACCATTGACTGTTAAGGCTGGTGATGAAGTTCAAATTAAAGAGAATAAATTTAATCTATTTGACATAGATCAGTTTGAAAGAACTGGTAAGAGAATTGTTGCATCTGATGTTTTAGAGACATTTGCATATGATAGTATTGGTATTGATACTGCTCCTACTGCAGAGAGACCAGTAACTTGGGAAAAACAGAAGAGAGATAAGGTTGTTTCTGGTGTTTTAATTTCTAAGGCAAGACCAAGTTTGACTGCAAAAGTACTTCCTACTACAAGGATTATTAGGAATGTAGGTCAAAGTGATAATGTAATTTGGGTTAATAATGCATATCCAATTTTCTCAGATATTGACTTGTTAACACAGGCAGAAAGAAATGTACAAATTTTTGAAGATTATGATGTTTCTCCAGGCATTTTAACTTCTCTGGTTTCTACTTCTTCCAGTATATCTTCATTAACAGTAAGTTATGCAGGAACAGGATATCAGTATATAAACAATCCAGTTGTTTCAATATCCAATGCTCAAATTAAGAGAAAGGATATTATCAAAGATTGGAAGTTTGATGGAATATCTGGTGTAACTGATACTATTGAGTGGACATCATTAACATCAGAAGAACCAATAGTTGCTGTTGGAAGTAGTTCTCGTTATATTAACACCAAGAGTGGTACATTCTGGGAAAGAGGTAGTATTGGATTTGGTGGTACTGTTACATTTACTTCTTGTGGAATAGGTTGGACTTATACTGATCCTCAAGACAAGTATGTTATTGCTGCAGGTGAGTATGGAAAACTTGCCAGATCTTTAGGAGTTGGTAATAGTATGTCTTCTTGGACTGCTATTGCTCTTAAAGAAGAAAGACAGATACCTGCTTTGAACCTGACAGTTGTTTATGATAGTACCTATGCAGGAACATTTAATGATGTTGTATATGAAGGAACCAGAAATACTTGGGTTGCTGTTGGTGTTGCTGGAACTATATTTACTGGTGTTGGAATTAGAACTGATACATTCTTCAGTAAGTTCTCCAATACACCTCAGACGCTAAATGGAATTGTTTATGCTCAAGGTGAGTATATTGCAGTTGGTAATGGTGGTGCTGTTATTGCATCTAATGATGGTAATGTTTGGTCTCCTAAGACAAGTAATACCAATTATAATTTACAAGATATCATCTATGATGGAAATAGATTCATCACTGTTGGTGACAATGGAACAATTGGAGTTTCCAGTGATAAGAATTACTGGCAACCTTGGAGTCAACAACAGTACAATAATGCAATTCATCCTGCAACATTTGACTTTAAGAAACTCAAGTATATTGACGGACTTTACATCGGAATCAGTACAGTTGGTTCCATGTACTACTCATTTGACTTGATTAATTGGAATTCTCGTCCTGTTTCACATTCTAATCAAATTAGAGATTTGGTTGATACAACTTTTGGTGACAGTGGTGGAAGAAGAGTTATTGCTGTAGGAACAGGAACTACACAATTCTATGCAGATCCAATATTAAACAGAGCTACTGCAACTGCAAATGTTACTTCTGGTGTAATAACAAGTGTTACTATTAATGATGGTGGATTTGGATATGAAGTAGGTAGTTCTCCACCAGTAATTGTCGAAGCTGATAGGATTAAGAAAGAAGAAGTTCTTTCCTTTAGAACAAAAGGTGATTATGGAACAATTGTTGGAATCAATACATGGTTGCCTGGAATAGGAATGACAACTCCACCAAGATTAACCTTTACATTGAAATCCGATTTCAATGATAATACTAACCTTGGTTATGGTTATTCCTCACTTAATCAACTTGGAATTAACTATAGTCAACTTCAAAAAGATGATTACTTCATAGTTTATGATAGTCCATGTATTGTTGGACACGCATTAACTGGAATTACAACTGCTATTGGTGGATATTCAAATTATCCTGCTAATAAAGTTGGAATTATATCTGCTGGAGATAATCTTGGAGGAATCTTTAGAGTCGAACAAGTAACGCCTGGAGACACTGTTTCTGGACTTGTTACTGTGACATGTGCTTTCCAGCCAGGACCTAACAATAACAGTGATATTCAGGTTGGAATTGGATCTACTTCAATTCTTATTGATACCTTCTACGGTAAATATACATGGGGTCAAATCTACGGATACCAGAATAGAGGTGCCGGAACTCCGAATGAATTCTTCGTAAATCCAGATAACGGTCTAACAGGATTATCTACTGCAGCAGTGGTGTCCAGACTTAAACCATTAACTTAACCACTAAATAAAGAAAAAACATTAGATAAATGCCTGCCATTATATCCGAACAATTCAGGATCCTGAATGCCGAAACTTTTACGAAAAGTTTGGTTGGTGTTGGATCTACTGTAAATAAGTACTATGCGTTTTTGGGATTACCTAATTCCATAGAACCTAAAGCAGGTGGAACTGCAACATGGGCAACTAACACCCCTGCTCCTTTAGATGGATTCCAAGAAGAATATTCTATCAAGGAATCTATTATTGCGATGAAGAAAATTACGGACAAAGATGTTCGTAGACTTGTTCGTAAAGTTAAGTGGGTTGCAGGTACTACATATGAGATGTACAGGCATGATTACAACATTTATAATTTAACTCCAATTACCAGTCAGGGTAGTTTATATGAGGCAAATTATTATGTTGTTAATGATGATTTGAAAGTTTATGTGTGTTTGCAAAATGGATCGGACCCAGAGAACTCAAAGGGTAGGCCTTCGTATGACCAACCCACATTTATTGACCTTGAGCCAAGAGCAGCTGGTACAAGTGGCGATGGTTATGTTTGGAAGTATCTTTACACGATTAAACCATCAGAAATTGTAAAATTTGATTCTCTTGAGTATATTCCAGTTCCAGAAAATTGGGGTGAGACTGGAGAAACAGTAGCTACTAAAAATAATGCAATTGACGGAAAGATTGAAGTAGTTGTTGTTAGTGATCGTGGTACAAACTATCAACCTATTTCCACATCATTTGCTAATATTCCTATCCTTGGTGATGGTAATGACGGGAAGGCAACCATTACTGTTGATTCATTCGGAAAGGTTTCAGAGGTATTCGTAACTGATGGTGGTACTGGATATACTCATGGATCCATTCAATTCTTCCCTGGCGCGCCTGGAAGTGAATCAGGAGGTCCACTTGCGAACCTCACCAACACTGGTATTGGTACAACATCTGTTGCCCAATTTGATGTCATCATTCCACCAAAAGGTGGTCATGGATATGACATTTATAGAGAGTTAGGTGCTTATAGAGCACTTCTCTATGCAAGATTCGAGACATTAGAGACTAACCCAGACATTATTGAAGGTAATGATTTTGCAAGGGTTGGAATCGTAAAGAATCCTACTGTTTTCGGATCGGATAAAGAACTTCTTGATACTTCTATTGTTAGTGGACTGAAAGCCATTAAGATGGCAGGTGTTACAACTGCAACAACATATGCAGTTGACTCCACAATCTCACAAACAGTTGGTTTGGGATCAACTGCAATTGGTTATGTTGCTTCTTGGGATAAGACTACTGGAGTACTTAAGTATTATCAACCAGCAGGTCTTGCATCCAGTGAAACTGGGTATAAGATTATTCCATTTACTGCTAATCCAACTGCTGGATATGGAGTAACAATCGCTGGGGCTTCAGTTGTTGGACCTCTTTGTGAGATAAACACTGGTTTTAATGGTGTAAGTACGTCAATAAATAATAAGACTTACCAATTAGGAATGAACTTTAGTGCTGGTATTTCCTCTGCTGAATATAACACCAAATCAGGTGAAATAATTTACATTGATAACAGGACCGCTATTCCTCGCTCTGCATCGCAGAAGGAAGACATCAAGATAGTACTGGAGTTTTAAAAGAAAATGCCACAAAATACTAATCTAAATTCATCTCCGTACTTTGATGATTTTAGTGATACTAAGAATTATCAAAGGGTACTATTCAAGCCTGGCCTTCCAATCCAGTCAAGAGAATTAACTACTTTACAGTCTATTCTCCAGAATCAGGTTGAGAAGTTTGGTAAACACTTCTTTAAAGAAGGTGCAGTAGTGGTTCCTGGCCAGTTGGCTTACGAATCTGAGTATACTTGTGTGCAAATTGACGATACTCATTTGGGTATTCCTGTTTCTCTTTATCTTGATGCTTTAAAAGGTAAGAAGATTAAAGGTGAAACAAGTGGTGTAACTGCAAAAGTAGAAGGTTATATTACTAATAGAACATCAACTAAAGGAGCTTATACACTTTATATCAAGTATCAAAGTTCCAGTGATAATGATTTCTCCAGACAGATTTTTGCTGATGGTGAGAATCTCTTAGTACAGGAAGATGTTACATATTCTTTGTCCAGTATTAGATCTGGATCAAGTTTTGGTACAACTTTAATCTCTAATTCAACTGCAACAGGATCTGCTGCTAAGATTGCTGAAGGTGTATATTTTATCAGGGGTTTCTTTGTAACGGTTAGTGCTGCTACAGTTATTCTTGATCAATATACTAATAAACCTTCTTATAGAATTGGATTACTGATTAAAGAGGAACTTGTAACTGCCTCTAATACAGATAATGATCTATATGATAATGCACGAGGATTCTCAAACTTTGCTGCGCCTGGTGCTGATAGGTTTAAAATAACAACAACATTAGTTAAGAAAGCACTCACAGATTTCAATGATGAGAATTTCATTGAACTGATGAGAGTTAAAGATGGTGAGATAATCAGATTTGTTAAGGAGTCTAATTATAATTTAATTCGTGATGAGTTAGCCAGAAGAACATATGATGAGTCTGGTAACTATTACATCAAACCATTTCCCGTTGTTGCAAAAGAGTCTTTAAACAACAGAATTGGTAATAATGGATCTTACTACTCAAACCAATTAACTCAACAAGGTAATAAACCCGTTGAGAGTTTGATGTGTCTGTCTGTAGGACCTGGCAAAGCATATGTCCGTGGTTATGAAGTAGAAACTTTAAACACGACTACTGTTGACCTTCCTAAGACAAGAGATACATCAAAAATTATTAACGAATCAATACCTTTTAGTGTTGGTAGACAAATAGAACTTGACAACGTTTATGGATCTCCAGATGTTGGTATTTCTACAACATCTTATGTAAAACTCTACAATAAGAGAACTGCTACTCCTGGCCAAGCAAATGGTTTGCAGATTGGAGTTGCAAGAATGTATGATATGAAGTTGAAGAACATTGCATATTCTGGTTCTGATACGGTATTTGAATCTTCTCTTTATGACGTTCAAACATTTACATATCTGAATCTTAATACTGCAGTTACAACACTACAAGTACCTCAGTACATTGAAGGTAGGAGTAGTAATGCTGCTGGATATTTGTATGAGTCTGTTAGTGGTAGAAATCAACTTATTCTCTATCAAACAGTTGGAGAATTCCAAGAAGGTGAAGAGATTTGGGCTAATGGAACTGCTATTTCCAGATCAATTACCAGAGTTGATGACTATGGTATGCAAGATGTATTCCAGTTCGTTGGAACAGGTTCTACATTTACTGCAGACCCAAGACTAACAATAGGAAGTTTAATTGCTCCTACTGCAACACAGTTTACTGTTACAACAGGTAGTGGTGGTGTTTCTACAGTTACTTCACCTAATGCTAATTTCTCACAAGTTGGTCTTGCAACAGGAAATATTTTAAGTTATAGTGTTGCTGGAAATTCAACACCATCTTATGCTGCAATTAAGTCTATTACCAGTGTAGAAATAGTTGTTGAACCAACTACAACAGTTTCTGGTGTATGTACTGGTACATTACCTACTGCAAATGCTACTACAAGTGATCTGTTTAAGGCTACACTTGAAGTTCAAAATAATTCTAAGGCATATCTCTTCTCAGAATTATCTAAACCTAATGTCGCATCGGTTGATTTAAATGGTGCTGATATTATTTTCAGAAAATCATATGCAATTACTGTTGCTAATAATGCATATAGTGGTACTTTAGAGTCGGATTCAAACTTGACTTTGGAACCATTTGATGAAGAAGATTACAACTTATCTTTCACTAATAGTGGAACAGTAGAACCATTAAATAATCAGAAATTAACAACAAGTGGAAGAACGATTACTTTAAGTAATCTGAATACAAATGCTGGTCCTGCAGTTCTTACAGTTACTTGGAAAAAAGTAAATGTAAAACCAAAGAATAAAATTTTTAAGAGATGTTCTACAACTACAATTACGACATCTGCTAAAAGTTCTTCTGGTATTGGTGCTACTACAACTAATAATGGTTTAACATATTCAAATATATTTGGTACAAGGGTTGAAGATAGAAGAATTTCTCTTGGTGTACCTGATGTTGCGTATGTTCTTTCCATTCTTGAATCATCATCAACATCTAATCCTCAATTACCTACATTGGTATTGACGAATTTAAATACAAATATTTTAAATACAGTTGTTGGTGAATCAATAGTTGGTAAGGATTCTGGTGCTTCTGCAGTTTTAGTTGATACTAACAGTACTAATGAAGTTAAGTTTGTTCATCAAAATGAAAATTCATTCCAAGTAGGAGAAGAAATTCTCTTTGAAGAATCGAATGTAGTTGCTGATGTCTTAGCATTTGTTCCAGGCGATAAAGATATTAGAAATAATTTTGAATTTGATCCTGGCCAGAGATTAGATTATTGTGATTTTTCTGCACTTGTAAGAAGGCCCGGCACAGAGGCTCCAACAAGGAGATTGACAATTATCTACAATAACTTTGTTATTGAGAACTCCGACCCTGGCGACTTTGTAACAGTTAACTCTTATGACGAGAAACTTTATTCTGATGCAATACCATTTGTTGGTGGTATTCCTGGCGCAGACATTATTGACTTAAGACCAAGGGCAACTTCTGCTGCAGCTGGTTTCTCTCCTTTTGAGTTTAATGCAAGAGTATTTGATCCATTTACTTCATCTTCTACTCATGTAGTTGCTAAGGATAAGTCATTTAATCTTACTTACGATTATTATCTTGGTAGAATAGACAAACTATATCTAACCAAGGATGGAATATTTACCTTGGCACAAGGTATTCCTGCACTTGAACCAAAACTTCCTAACCCTATAGAAAATGCGTTGGAAGTTGCAACAGTAACTCTACCTCCATATGTTTATGATGCAAGTCAGGTTAAGTTACGTTTAGCAAATTATAAGAGATATCGAATGAAGGATATCTCCATAATTGAGAATAGACTTAAAAATATTGAGTACTATACTGCATTGTCACTTCTTGAAAGTGAAACTGCAAATATGTCTTTAAGGGATCCACAAACTAACCTTGATAGATTTAAGGCTGGATTCTTTGTAGATAACTTTAAATCTGTTGTTGCTGGTGATGTAACCAATAAACAGTACAGAGCAAGTGTTGATTCTATTGAGGGTAGATTAAGACCACAACACTACACCACATCTATTGACCTATTGCTTGGATCTGAAGCGATTGTTGGTGCTGCAATTACATCTTCTCCATCTGCTGACTATAGATTCGTTACAGACCTTGGAGATGCTAATGTCAAGAGGATTGGTGACGTTGTATGTTTGGATTACACGGATACTTCTTATCTTGAGAATAAGTTTGCAACAAGAATTGAGAACGTAAACCCATTTGCTGTTGTTAACTGGATTGGTCAGATTGAATTAAATCCAGGCACAGATACATGGATTGAGACAAGAAGAAGTTCTGCAACATATGATATTGAAGGATCCTACAATGGATTCATGGGTATGACTGGTGCAGATAGTAACACTGGTTTATCTCCAATTGATTGGGGTTCATGGGAAACAACATGGACTGGATCAAGTGTATCTACTGGTCCTTCTGTATTCAGTGATACTACAACGACTATGACTGGTACAACTACCAGAAGAGGTCAATATGGAGAAGGTGGTCGTCATGGTGTTCCAATTACCACAACTACCCATTTCACTGATAGAACTATTAATTTCAGGGAACAAACAACTACAACTACTTCTAATCAATCAAGGTCAGGTATTCAGTTTAGAGTTGGTGAAAGATTTGATACTACAAGTCTTGGTGACAAGGTAGTTTCAACTGAAGTTGTTGCTACAATGAGATCAAGGAATATTGAATTTGTTTGTAGGAGACTTAAGCCTAACACAAGATTGTATCCATTCTTTGATAACATTGATATGAGTAAGTACGTTGTACCTAAACTCATTGAAATAGAAATGATTAGTGGTACATTTGGACCTGGCGAAACTGTAGAAGGAAGTCGTCCAAATACCAATGCTGATGCAATTAGATTCAGATTAGCAAATCAGAATCATAAGTATGGTCCTTATAACAATCCAACACAGACATATAAAGAGAATCCTTATTCTCCTGCAAATGCAATATCTTCAGCATATTCATCTACAAGTACACTACTGAACGTTGATACTGCTGCTCTTGAGTTACAAGCTGCATCTGGTTTCTATGGTTATATAACCAAAGATATGAAACTGATTGGTCAGTCGAGTGGTGCTATTGCACAAGTTAAGGATATTAGATTAATAACAGATAAGGCTGGAGTTCTTCTTGGATCTCTATACTTACCTGATCCTACTGTTCCTGCTGCACCATCATTTAGTACTGGTACTAAGACATTTACTTTAACAACCAGTGCTGTTAACTCCACAATTTCTGGATTCACTGATAGTTCTGCTGAAGCAAACTTCACTTCTTCTGGTACTCTTCAAAATATTGAAGCAAGTACTTTGAGAATGAGAAATGCTGATGTTCAAAGAGTTCCACATTCAGACTCCAGAACAATCACAAGTAGTTCCAGTAGATTGGTTACTGATGTTAACTTTAATAACAGATCTACCAGTCAGACAAGATGGGTTGACCCTCTTGCACAATCATTTGAAGTACCAGATATCAATGGTGTTTATCTAACTAAGTGTGATATATTCTTTAGTGCAAAGGATACAAAACAACTACCAGTTACACTTCAAGTAAGAACATTACAAACTGGTTTACCTACTCAGGAAATTCTTCCATTTGGTGAAGTTATTTTGGATCCAGATGATGTTGTTCTTTCTCAGGATGGTTCTAAGGCAACTACATTTACATTCCCATCTCCTGTATATCTTGAAGGTGGTGGTGAGTATTGCTTAGTTCTCCTTTCTGCATCTAATGAATATTATGTCTTTATCTCCAGAATGGGTGAAGAAGACATTACCACGGTTAATTCTGCTGACTCTGAGAAGATTATTGTTTCTTCCCAACCACTACTTGGTTCACTATTTAAGTCACAGAACGGTGCTACATGGGATCCAAGTCAGTTAGAGGATCTTAAGTTCAATCTATACAGAGCAGATTTCACATCTGAAGTTGGTAGAGTTAATTTCTACAATCCAGATCTTGAAGTAGGAAACAGACAGATCGTTTCTCTTGCTCTCGATCCAATTGATATGGTTGCAAGCAACACTATTGTTGGTTTAGGTAAGAGTCTTACAACTGCTGAAGTTTCTGGACTTACTGAAGGTACTACAATCTATCAGGAAAATAATCCAAACTTTAGTGCAAATCTAAGTAAAGTTCTTGGTGCAATTGGAATAGGAAGTGATCTATTATTGACCAATGTTGGTACTGGATTTACAAACTCTTCCATTGTTTATAATAATGTCCCATTAATTTCACAAATTGGTAAGGGATCTGGAGCAGAAATAAGTCTCCATGTTAATAATAGAGTTGCAGTTGCTGCTACGGTATCTATTGGTGGTACTGGATATTCTGCTGGTGATGTAATGACAATTGATTATTCCAAGACAGATAGTTTTGGTAAGGATCTTAGATTGTCAATTCCTAATAATGTTGGTGTTATTAGTGCATTTAATACGATCCTAATTGATCAAATTCAGGGTCAACCTAAAGTTGATGCTTCATCTTCCATTGTTTATGTTGGAGGTGGTAATACCAATACTGTTAATGGTGGATCTATTAAGTATCTCCAGAGTGTATCGGATGGATTACACTTCAGAGTAAGACATAGTAATCATGGTATGTATTCTAACCTTGATCAAGTTGAACTATTTGGTGTTGAGTCTGATGTTAAGGCTGAGAAGATAACTGCTGCTTTTGATTCTTCAAGTACTGCTGATATCTCAGTTTCTTCTGTTGGTATCTTTACCTCATTTGAAAATCTACCAGTAGATAGTTCTAACCCAGGCTATATTAAACTTGGAAACGAAGTTCTTAAGTACACTGGTGTAAGTACTTCTAATGGTACTGTGACAGGTATTACAAGATCAATTGATTCTACTAAGGCGGGAGATTATAACGTAAATGACATTCTTCACAAGTATGAATTGAACGGTGTATCTCTAAGAAGAATTAATACTACTCACAAGTTCTCTGAAACGGATCTTTCTCAGTATCCAATAGATGTTGACCATTATTGGGTTAAGGTTGGTGTTTCTTCTCGTGGTGTTGATAGATCTGCAAGTAATGCTAATTCATTCCCAGAATTGTATTGGAGAGAAACTAAGTCTGGTGGTAGTTACGATCAACAGTATGTACAGGTTGGTGTTCCATTCGGACCTCAAGCAACACAGAACATTCCATTCAATTTAATTAGACCAAACGTTGGTACTTTGATACCAGATGGTACTAATATTGAAGCTAAGGTTAGAACCTTTAGTGGTAATAGTCCTGATGGTAATATGGATTCCTATGTTGACATGGGATATGAAGCTGTTTCTTTGAATAGTAATAACACTTTAAATTCACCAAGACTTATTGGTTCTAAGATAAACGAACTTAATAGATTGACTGACTTCCCAGGCAGAAAGTCATTCACAATGCAATTCTTCATGAGTACTCTTGACAGTAAAGTCACTCCAATGATTGATTTGGATAGAGTTAATATTATTACAACAATGGATAGAATTAACTCCAAGATTACTGATTATGCATCAGATCAGAGAGTAAATTCTTTGGACTCAGATCCAAGTGCTGCAATTTATCTTTCTAAGGTTGTTAACTTAGAGAAGGCTGCAGATGCATTGACAGTTATGTTTGATGCATACAGACACCCAACCAATGATATTAGGGTTCTGTATAGAATATTCAGGGTTGATGCTCCACCACAGTATCAATTATTTGAACTATTCCCTGGCTTCGATAACTTAGATTCTGTTGGTAATATTATCAATAAGGCTAAGAATAGTGGAAGACCAGACAGAAGAATTTTGGCTTCTACAACTGAAAATGATTATAAGGAATATAAGTTTACACGAGGAAATCTTCCACAGTTTAACGGATTCCAAATTAAAATTGTCATGAGTGGAACTAACTATGCTTACGTTCCTAAGATTCGTGATCTGAGAGCTATTGCATCCATTTAATGAATAAAGTTAAAGTAAAAGATAGTGCCTCCCTGTATAGGGACACTGATACTGGGGCAATTATTAATTGTTCAGATAGTGAATATAACTCTTATTTGATAGAGAAGAATCGGAAACTAAATGAGGTTGCTGATTTGGAAACTCAGAAAAAAGACATTGATAATTTAAAAAATGAAATTAATGAAGTCAAAGACCTATTGAGTCAGGTCTTGAATAAATTGTCATAAATAACTAAAATTCTACTTTTGACAGATGACAGCAAGAAATGTCAATATAGTTTTGGATCAAGGCGTAGATTTTGAAGCGACTTTTACTATTAAGAATAATAATAATTCTTCTTTGAACTTAACTGGTTATACTGCCGAATCTAAGATTAAAAAACATCCTGAAGCTACTAAGTTTAATGCTTTTGCTGTATCTTTTCCTGATAGAGTAAATGGTGTCGTAAAGGTTTCTCTTGCTAGCACAATTACTTCCACAATAGAAGGTGGGAGATATGTGTATGATGTTGTCTTAACTTCTCCCAATGCATATAAGACAAGACCTATTCAGGGTAATGTCTTAGTAATACCTGGCGTATCATAATGGCAGATTACTTAGTCACCCTAAATCAACCAGGCAATTACAATGTCGGAGTTGATTATGAAATTCCTTCAAAGTCCATACAATATGGTAATATTGTACTGGATGGTCTTAGTGGATTTAATGGTATAGGTAAAACTTTTTCGTTATCTGATCAAGGAGCTCCATATAATCCCAATAATAACCAACAGATTCTTGTAACTAAGAATGGATTATTACTTGATCCTGCTTCTGATTACAACATCTCAGGTGATAAGGTTGTATTTACTACAGCTCCTGACGCTTCTGATGATGTATTCATGATTGCTCTGGCTGCGGCTGCAGATCTTACCAGAACTGTAAATTATGTAATTGATAGTGGAAGTACTCCAATGATTGCTGGTGATAAAGGTAAACTCACCATTGATGTTAGTGGAGTAATTGAATCTGTAAAGGTACTATGTGATCAAACTGGAGATATCGTATTTGACATCTCTAAATGTACTTTTGCTCAATATCCTAATTTTTCCAGTATTACCAATGGACAGAGGATACAATTACAATCTTCAGATAAATACTTTGATGATGTCCTAAATAATTGGGTGACTACAATAGTCGCTGGTGATATTCTCAATTTTAATGTCGTCAGCGTAACTGGCATTAGAAGGCTATTAGTCTCTCTAAAATTAAAATTATAAATACATTATAGTTCTTAACGTCTAACCCTTCCAGAGGTAGTTCTCAATGGCATTACTCGTTCCTAATATTGGTGAAATTGAATCGCTACGTTATCTGATCGCTCAGAATAACTTTGTTGCTGACTTAGAAGATAACTCACCACGAAACCTTGTACTGAAACTCTTTACAAGTAACACTACTCCTGCTGAGGCGGACGTACCTACAGCTGCTGCGTACTTTGAACCATACATTGACGGTAACGTTAATGGTTACGGTACTACTGCAAATACTGGTTATCCTAACTGTGTTAACAACAGAGGAGACCAAGATTACGACCAACAGTATGGAATACTGTTAAACGGATCAAGATGGGTTATTAAGAACGTTGGTAGTGGTACAACAGCCACATACCCAGAACAGACTTTCACCTTCACTGGACCTGCCGGTAACATTTACGGATATTATGTTACTCGTGCAAATAACATGCCTGTATCTGTACAGGGTGTTGTACACGGTGCAAGTGTTGGTATTGGAACTACAGTTACTAAGGGTAACAACACAGACCCATGTATCGGAGTTGTTGGTAACTCTTACTTCACTATTGACCCACAGGTTAGTATCAACGATTTAACACTTGGTCAGTATGTTGCAGGTAACGCAGGTGTCCAGACAGGAACACGAATTATAGGTATTGACCGAGCGTTGCAAGTTGTATACCTCGACAAACCTCTTATTGATAACATTCAGGTTGCTACCGACCCAAGTATTACATTTAGTTTCGGTAAGATTTCCTTCACTAATCACGGTTTACGTCGTGGAGACATTGTATACGTCAATGCAGGTGCTGGTAACACAACTCTTGAGTCTAATGTTTATACCGTCTTCGATGTACCTAACGCAGATGAGTTTGTAACAACTCCATCAATGACTGCTACATCCAACGGTGTACTCGGACTGAATACTGCTACACTATACTCCAGTATAATGTACGCTGAGAGATTTACAAACGGTCCTTACAACATTCAGAACAACGGTGACCAAATTAAGATCACTCTGAACGTCGCACTCGACTAATAGAAACACTAAATATCAATATGTGGGGTCTACTTTATATCAAAGTGGGCCCTTTTTAATTATCGGGGGTAGATTTTGACCGTATTTGTCTACGACAATACGAAGATAGATGAATTCGTCACAGAGGACAATGGTGATGTCACCGTCGGCCATGGGACGATAGTTGACTATGGCGACATAGTAGATACTCCTGTAATTGATAGAGACGCAAATTATTTTAACTTACATTATTGGGGTGAAATAAGGTACACAGAGGATGTAGTACCATTCGGCCCAATAAATGTAGTAGATGGAAGAGATGAGTTCGGTAGATCCAGATCTCAGGTCATCTTCCCATCAGATAGTACAGTATTATTCGACGTAGGTGCTGCGGCACTGACCAATCCTGTTAGACCTTGGATTGGTTCTGGTACAATATTCGAGATTGGTCATGGACTGGAAAGACTGGTTATACCAGATCTTGGAGCCGCTGGCCCAGTCATCTTCAACACCTCTGGTGTTGCTCACGAATCATTCAGCCAATCCAATTATACGGGTTCTGGTGTTGTAGCTCAACTAAGCAAAGATGCTGCAACCGAGTTAGATCAAGTTTATCCTTGGAATGGATCAGGTACACTCAATGTATCTGGAACTACTACAACTCCATACCAAGACGCTTACATTCCGATTGTTAAGAATGCCCTGAAGGCTAAGGGTTCTTCAACCGAGAATGTAATCTATAATTACTCTCGTGATCCAGACGATAAGTGGTCTGCTGATAATTACGGTTCTATCTTAGTAAGGCAGGGTGCTGCATTTGATAGTGCTGAGACTACATTTGATGATACAATTGAGGATCCTCTCGCTAAGGAGACCTCATTCAGTGATACCATTCAGGTCACTCCTGAAGACTACGGTTCAATAGCAGATGCAGTAACTTCATCCAGAGATGATGGAGTTATTGAAAGGAAATTTGGTGGTCAGATATCTCTACACGAATACCAGGCATTTGGTATACGTGCTGCAGAATCTATACCATTCGCTTACGAAGGTTCTGGTTCTCTATTCAAGTACGCAGAATCCGAAAGTGTACTCACACCAGTTATCACTGGTTCTGGTACTATCAATATATCTGGAACCAACTGGTTCAGTCAGGCTCCACAAAGTACCTTCTTCGGACTTGAAGGTAAGGCAGAAATCAGTGGATCTGCTGAAGAAAGATTTGTTCCTCAGACTCC